CAGCAGCTTTATGCATTAAAAGATCAGTTACATTCATAGTGGTTCTCTATTTTTGTAACCCATCTAGACCGTCAAAATGACGGTCTTTTTTATTGTCAAAAGCAGTTTTCAGCAGAATGTTCAGTTTTTATCAAATTTAACAGCCGTGCATATAACAAATATCAATAAAAAGCTGAAAATTAACGTTATCTTTATGTTTTGTCTAGAGTTTGTAAAATCACCTGCAAAATAAATGCAAAATTCCTGCAAAACTATTATCGAAAATATAGAAAAGATTGACCATTTTGACGGCATGAAATCATGAAAATTTGGTGCTATTTTCACTTTCGATATAAAATCTAAAAAGCTAAAGTTTTGACCATAAATATTTAAAAATAACTTTGAGGCAAGGATGAATAATTGGCTTTACTATTACATTAAGCACACTTTGGATATTGGTGAGCCATTTTACAAATACCATGGATATGGTGTGCTGAATCCCCTCTGTGTTCATCATGTGCGATCGATTAATGATTTTCTTTTGAGCAATTCTAGAAGTTAATTTTTTTAGTATAAATAAAGGCCATTCTATGTGTGCAAACTTCGAAGCGATCAGAAAGAATCGTGCATTTCTGTTAGATCTCCCTGAACCTGATCAATTGGTGTTCCCTGAAGACATTTTCCCGAATTACCCATCTCCTTTGATCTTTTCTAATGACGGAAAGATCGAGTGGCGATCCGTTAATTTTGGAATGATTCCAAAGTGGGCCAAGGAAAAGAGTTTCGGCAAGTACACCTACAATGCCCGGACTGAAACGGTCGCTGAGAAACCCAGTTTTAGAGATGCTTGGCATAAGTCTCAGTTTGGTTTGATCCCTGTTGAAACCATCTTTGAGCCTAAATACATAGATGGCAAATCGCACTGGTATGGTATTGCACGTGAGGATGGTATGCCCTTTACCGTGGCGGCGATATATGAGAATGCCGTCATCGATGGGGAGCAAATCCGATCAATGAGCATGCTGACCATCAATGCCGATAAACACCCCTTCATGAAGCAATTTCACAAGCCTAAAGATGAGAAGCGCTCGATCATCGTTATACCTGACGAATACCGCGAAGAATGGTTAAATTGCAGCTTTAAAGAGGCGCATGAGTTCTTCTTTGAAATGCAAGATGAGTACATCACTTTTCCTAAATCCCGCTTATCCGAAAATGGAGCTCAACCTAATTTAATTTGAAGGTACATTGATTATCCACAGCTTTTAAATTTGAATTTATTTTGAGCGAAATCTACAATCTTGAAATCTGTTACAGAAATCAAGTTTGGCTATGAATGATCTAAAAATGCACGGTGGCACAAGACCAGGTGCTGGGCGAAAACGCTCTGAGTTGACCACACTTATCCGTGTACCAAACTCTTCTGTTTTAGAAATCAAAGCTTTTCTCAAAAAGGCTAAAGCCGATCCTGAAATCGATCACATACGCCAAGTTGATCCAGTCACACATATGGCTATCCCATTGGCCACTGAGCGCGTTCAAGCCGGTTTCCCTTCCCCTGCCCAAGATCATGTTGATAAGACCCTAGACCTAAATGAACACCTCATTAAGAATCCAGCAGCTACGTTCATCGTGCGTGTTAATTCACTTTCTCTCATCAATATTGGTATCGATATTGGCGATGAGTTGATTGTCGACCGTAGTCTTGAGGCAAAGCATTGGGACATTGTGATTGCACTGGTCGACAATGAGTTCACCGTAAAGCGTCTCATGTGTGAAGAAAATGGTGTGTGTTGGCTAAAAGCTGAAAATCCAGATTATGACGACATTCATTTTAGTGAAGGACAAGAATTTATTATTTGGGGTGTGGTCACCCGCGTTCTGAAGAGCTTCAGATGAGAAGCGAAAACAAGATCTATGCCTTAATTGACGTGAACAATTGCTACGTCAGTTGTGAGCGTGTATTCAATCCTAAGTTGAATAACAAACCAGTTATTGTGCTTTCAAACAATGACGGCTGTGCAGTTGCACGTTCGCAGGAAGCAAAAGATCTTGGAATTAAAATGGGTGTTCCCCTATTCCAAATCAAAGACATTGTTGAAAAGCACAATGTAGAAGTGCTTTCGAGCAACTATAAAGTCTATGCAGAAATGTCTAAACGCTTTCACAGTATCCTTGCCGAATATGTTGCACCAGGAGAGCATGAGATCTACTCGATCGATGAATGCTTTTTAGATCTCACCGCATATGAGCATAAATTCGATTTAACTGAATACGCTCAAGACATGCGTGAGCGTATTTCTAAGTGGATCGGCTTGCCTGTATCGGTCGGCATTGGTCGAAGTAAAACTGAAGCGAAGATTGCCAACCATATGGCGAAGAAAGCCAAGCGCTTTTCGGGTGTCTGCAATTTAGTATCTATGGACCCAAAACATAAGGATTACTTTTTTAGTTTGATCGATGTATCTGAGGTTTGGGGAGTCGGTCGACAGCACAGCAAAAAACTGAATGCCATGGGTGTGCATACCGTTCAGGATCTCACCCGAACCGAACCACGAAATATGAAAAGACTCTTTTCCATAGTTATGGCCAAGACGGTTGCCGAGTTGCAAGGTATTTCCTGCATAGAGATTGAACATGCCCCACCCGCCAAGAAACAAATCATCTCATCGAGGTCATTTGGTCAACGTGTAACGGATAAAGAATCACTGTCTGAAGCAATGAGCGATTACCTGCAGTCAGCTGTTAAACGTCTACGTGAGGATAAAAGCTTATGCGGTTGTGTGATTGCATTTGCTGAGTCCAATCCATTTGATAAAAATAAACCGTTTTATAAGAAATCAATCAGCGTTGGTTTTGCTGAACCGACAGATTCCGCTGCAGTCATGAATAAAGCCGTGATGAAGCAAATGGATGAACTATTTCAAGAAGGTATTGAGTTTAAAAAGTGCGGTGTGATTTTAACGTGTATCGAGAACAAAGCAGCCTATATTCCTGACTTACTCGCAGATGTTGAATCTATCGAACGCAATGAGAAGCTGCAGCTTGCAATGGAAGGCGTTAAGGAAAGGTTTGGGGACAAGAAGCTTGCGATCGGCCCATGTAAATTGCCGAACCGTGGCTGGTCGATGAGTCGAGGGAGTTTGACGAGGGATTATTTTAGCTGGGAAGGTATGTTGACTATAAATAAGTAATAAGTTCAATTCATTTCGAATAATTATGTATAAAATATTACGTCTTAGATATTTAAACTTAAGTCTGGTAGAAAAATAGTGAACCCAAAGTATGAACTCTTATATGAAGTTACAAAGCTAGAATACGAAAAAGAAGTTGAAAGATTTGTTCGAATAGAAGATAAAGCAAACAAGTTACTAACATTGACAAGTATTTTTATAGTTGCATTTACAGCAATCGCTGCCAACTCCACAGTGACTGAACTCTATAGCAACTCACACTTAACGTTTAAAACATTTTATTGGCTTTTGATAATATTATACGTAATTAGTAATATTATCTGTCTAATTTTCACTCTAAAGTGTCTACGCTTGATCACTATTCAGAATATGCCGATTGGAAAAGAGACTTTTGATAAAATACAACAATACTCTGATAACAGAAGTTATTTTTATATTGCTAAAGCATATAGCACCTACGTAAATCAAAATATGGTAACAAATTTAATAAAAACCAAATATTACAGCGTATCTTATTATGCATTATTTTGTGCGAAAATCCTTTTCGTAATATATCTCTTGATGTTAGGAGGTATGATTTTGACCGCAACTGACGAAAATTGCTCTAAAGAGCAGTTGACGGCATTACTTGAAAAAAATAGTATAAAACATGAAATTAAATTAAATTATAGCGATTGTAAAAGCGGGAAATAAAATATGGGCGGTGAAAATAATCCATCTCAACAAGAAGACGAATTGTTTGATTATGATTCAGAGATAGCTCCGATTGGTCGAGCAACAACTGAAGGCATGATTCCTGAACTTGATGAACTATCAACAGGTTTGCCACTACACGATCAAATACAAAATCAACCTAAATAGTTTTTATTAAAGGGCTCACAATATGTGGGCCCTTTTCAATTCACACACTGAACACAAACAGTGACATGCACCTTTGTCGAAATCGAATGTGCTGTGCAGCCTGAAAGCAGGATGCACAGCATGAAAACCCTAAACATCAATTGGTATCATATCAACAGTTTTCCCTGCCAATTCATGATGACAATCAGATAAAAATTGAACCTTTCCATCTGTCAAAAATAAGTGGCAGCGACTTTCTGGGTGATGATCATTCACCAGTAAGGATGGTGTAAATGTTGGTTTATTTACATCACCATTAAAAGTCCATTTGCTGCCATTTGGATGTCCACCCACATGAAATGGATGTAGATATTTGCAGCCAGGGCATTTGAATAAATACATACCACTTCTCCAATGTTCCAAATAAGGAGTGAGTTGGATTACATCTTCAGTCATATCAACTCCTAGTTATCCTGAGCAGCATATTTCAAATTATCTGCTACACGATTCGTCCAACCTTTGCCGTACGTGGACCAAGTGCCTAATGATGTGTAGAACTTCAACCGCTCTGCGGTTAAGCTGAGCAATACATCATTCAGATCTAAAGCATTCACTGCTGCAATGGTTTTAGGTCCAATCATACCATCAGCAGTCACACCAGCGGCTTGCTGAAGCTCAATGATTGCCCTTTTCTTCCCTGCATTAATTGCAAAGTCCCAAAGCTGGAATGTAATGGCTGAATGCAGACCGTGACCGCCTAATTTATCCCACCAGTCCTTTTTATAGATTTCTTTGGCTTGGCCCAATGTGATGTTTTTAATATCAATGCTTGGATAGGTATTAGCAGCCAAACCAAACTTTGTGCCTTTTAGCGTACCCACACCGACCTTTCCGCCTGTCCAGTTGCCCGGATCACGCTCATCATTGCTGTACCCACCTTCATGGCCAATCAATCGTTGAAAGGCTTGATCAAAGGTAATCGAATTTACTGGTAATGTGGCAAAGCTTAGTAATTGTGGTGCAGGATGAATTTCAGGCTGCTTTTTCAGGCGTGCGAGCACCATGGCTACGCCAACAAACATCCCCACCCACTCAGCGACGTCTTCAGGGATCTTACTTTTTAGTTCTTGTGGGATGACATTCCACACACCTAAAAACTGCTCTGATAATAAAATCAAGGCATAAAAAAAGGCGCTTGCTGCGCCTACTTGTACTGACTTGAGTTTCCAAGCCTGTTGCCAATTTTCAATGAGTTTCATTTCACTTTCCTTTAAGTATTAAAAAACCGCCCTAAGGCGGCATATCATTTGGTACGTTATTTCTTCAAATCTTCTCTGACTTCTTTCAGCTCTTTAACTACTTCAATAATAGTTTTCCCCTCCTGTTTATTGATGAAGTTAAAGGTCCACCGAACCACAGCCCAACCCGGTAAGCCACATACAAAAAAGAATCCACCTAAGGCAATCATCCCCCAAATATCCGTTACCCATTCATGTAGCCCCCACTTTACGATAATGAAAGCTCCACCAGTCAAACTGGATACAACCGTACAAATCAAACCCACTGCCCATTCTTGTGGCGAGCGAGGCAAACGCATCATGATGACAACAGTTGCAACAAGTGCTATCGCTAAAGTGACCATGATCGCTGCACCGTAGAACTTTAAAAATGTAGCAAAACCACTTGTGGACACTGGTTCCATTTATTTCCCCTAATTTTTGGCAATAAAAAAGCACCCGAAGGTGCGCTAGTGTGTTCAAAAATCTAAATTGCAATATTGAGTTTATACAATGTCTCATTTTCCCAAGTTGTTCCGATAGATACTGGTGTACCTGCGGTATTTGATCCATTAAAGGCACTGACATATATTTTGTTATATCCACCACCATTTGTGACAAATACGTTCTGATTGGGGTTCCAGCCTGCAGTCTTGATTAATTCCACCTCCAAAGATACTTTTGAAGTGTCACCCCATACTTTAACCTTTGATCCATCCTTAACTGGCGTATATCGTCTTGCAAATCCTTCTACCCTATTATCATCCACCTGTTGGAAGTAATCGTCCGATCGAGATGATTTATCAGTGATTTGGATTTCACCAACTGTCCTCATAATTGGAACCATAGTCAGCCAAGCTGTTGCTAAGTTTGCATCGGCTAAAAATTCAATAATTTGTCTTAACACAATACCCGCTTTACTAAAAACAAGCATTTTCTTGTGTTTGGCCATAGCGGTTTGTGTGTTTTGGAAATATATGATTGAATCTTGTGAGAAAATAATCTCTTTGACATTTCCACTTTTCACTGTGTCTTGCGAGTAAGCTATTCCATCCATATAAAAAATAGATGATGTCTGCAACTCATCGCCATGATATCCCCCCACATGGTCAGTTGAGCCAATTACCTGTATTGCGCACTCCCACTCTCCGTTATTACAGATCATTAATTCTGAAGCCATAGTTTCTGGATCAACACGCCATGCTTCATATATTCTCCATAAATCAGATTGACTATCTGGGGACGTTCCATCAAACGGAACCACCTGTCTTTTAAGACCGATTTTTAATTTCTTCCCTGAAGTAGTAGGAAGAAACATATCTAGTTGGTTCTCCGTTTTTGTATACTGAAAATAATCACTCGAATCAGTATCACTAGGATCTACTGTACCTGTATCAATAATGCTAACAAAACCCGCAGCAGGGAAAATCTTATTTCGATTACCATCATATTTGGCAATGGGAATCTGGTTAGCAGTATGTTCAAAACCAGTCGAATACGAACCCACTTTTAAAACAGTACCTACATCTGCTTGTACAATGTCTTTTGATGTGGCATTGAGCTGCGTTAAATCTATATACACAACATCAAAATTAGCATTAAGTTGTACGCTTAATGCCGCCAAACGAATGCGTTTCACATTCCCTATTCCATCGGCAAATGGGGCTAAAATAAATCCATTCCAAGATAAAACTTTGGTGTTCGGATTAAATGTCGCAATAGTTGCTGCTGTAACCGCTTGCCACTCTAAGGAGCGTCCTCGTAAATTTACCTGATCAGATTTATCAAAGCTGTTTTTGATGCGTACAAATCCATCACAAGCTGTAAGTGCAATACCACCATTTTGAGTGCGATCCTGTTTAGCAAGCGGGATTAAGTTCGGTTCACCTCGCCAAGTAGGATATGAAGCATAAAACAAACAATTTGGAATGTCTTCGACAGTTAAAGTCCCAGTGTTTGGAACTTTAGTTAGATCTAAATAAAGAACCGCATTCGGAACAGCCACAAGATCACATATAATTGATCCAGAAGGAATATAAATACGGCCTGCTGTATGATTACGTGAAGGTGCAATTAATGGTGATGACCAAGACAATGTTTTAGTATCAGCATTAAACGTTGGGGATGTATTATTTGCTGTCATAAACCATTCAAAATGTGAAACATTTGATTTAATTGCAGCATCAATTTTTGCTTGTCCACTGGAAGCTGTTTCTACTTGTTTCCATGCTGACCAAACACCGCCAAGTAAAAAACACTTAAATGTTTCAGCTGTAGAAGAAACAGTGTACTCATGGAGCGTTACGCCCGATGTGGTAGTGTCAACGCGCAATTTACCCGCCAGTGGCACAGGATAATTTAAATCAGGTGTGATGTCGGCACTACCTACTTTGTAATACGTACCTGAGGTCGTTAAGGTTCTTAAATTTACACCTGCTCCGATAGAACCAGCTTTGAAATTTGGGTTCGCATCTGCATAGGCTTTAGCTGCATTTAACCAGTTCTTACCTGTAGGCACCCACTTTGCCAAAGGTGTAGCACTTGGGTCCCAACGATATTCATCACCGCTTTCTTCTACTCGTGCTACCTGATGATTAAACTCAGGAACAATTGCACTTAATGCTGCTAAAGTTGGTGTAGTAATATAACCGCCTTTATTCTCAACTGCAGCAATAGCAGCGGGTAATGTAGGGTACGGATCACCAATGCGTGGCGTCACCATTCCAGACTCATTTCCATGGACACATTCACCCAAATCTTTTGCATCAACACTTGCATTTTCAAGCTGTTCTTTAGTAATAACTTCAGCCATTACTTTTCTCCAAGCAATAAAAAACCGCCCATTAAGGCGGCCTTGCGTTTAATATAAATTAGATATAGTTGTGATCATTTGCATAATAACGCGCATCGTAATTGATGCAGGTTAGCTTATTCGTCATCTGATCATTTGGTGACATTTCTGTCAGCATGAAAGCCTGTTTATCTGTATCAGTCGACTCAACCACTGTGTACAAGGTTTTGACATATCTATCCGGGTCAATCACCAGCGGCAAACGTGGTGATTCGGTCAGAATGATTTCATTGGTCATTTCCCCAGGGTGACACAAAATCGATTGTGTTGATCCATCTGAAAGCTGTAAGAAGCAGTAATAATCCACCCCATCTTTAAACTCTACATTCTGAGATAAAGTTAAGGTAAAACCATTTTGGCTAACCACCTCTCCATCTTGTGTTGAAATCACCGTATTATCAGCAACCAAGACACGATCATTACGCATTAGCAATTCACTTTCATCCAATGCATCAAAATCAACAGATACACGTTGATGTTGAAGTTTATTCCACTCCCGCCATGCACGCGTCTTTGCTACAGCAACATTGCGAATACCAGAAGTCGTAATCTCTAAAGGATTGGTTGCAGAACTGTCTTCTGTAACTTCACCTGTAGCCGGGTTATAACTCAGATAATAATTCACGCGCTCATCATCATCTGGATCGGTGTATTCAAGCTTAATCCCGTCATAATCTTTTTGGATACCAAAGGTATAAGTTCTCTTCTCAGATTGAGGCACTTTATTGCGATGGTTAAAAAGCAAGACTGAAGTCTCTTGTGGTTGCTCAAAACGCATTCTCAACTTATTGCCATAGCGGTAGCATTCTGCAAAACATGCACTGGCCACCATCCCCGCTTGCTCTTCAAAACTAAGCCCAGCATCATCAAATGTATAGCTAAATTCTGCAGGTGCATTTGAGTCGAAGTAAGCCTTAATTGTTTCAATTTCAGCCTTTATTTGCTCAACATCAATTTCATTATTTGAACGTCGGCCAATATACGGATCAAACGCCATATTGATTAGAGCCTGCCCTGCATCTTTTGTTGCAACTAAGGCTCCAATACCATCAAGCGGCAGTTTTCTAGTCACCAAGCAATTTGCTTTGCGTTCCTTTACTGATAAAGCACCATCAGTTGCGACTGTCCGGGTCCTTACAACCGTTACATCCGGATAGCTGCTTTTCTGTGTCTGAACTGCCAAGAATACATCCTTAACCTTGCACTCAGTAACAGGCGAATTACCATACTTTTGCCGAGTCTTGGCAATACGAAAACTAATACCCGTACCAAGACCACGTAATGTTTCGCGAATCGTAATTCCGAACGTGTCTTTATTTCCGTTTCGATACTCATAGTGCTGGCGAGTGTGAATCGTTGACTCGCCTAAGTACTTATACTGAATTGTGATTTCAACAAAGCCTTCACCTACTTTCCCTTTTGAGGTCATGTTGTATAGGCCTTGAGGGAAGTAAAAGTTAAAAATAGCTTCGGTTGGATCATCAAATTCCACATCAAACCAGCCAACCCATTTATCAGAAACCAAATCCAAATCAACAGAAGATTCTAAATTAACGGTTGTACCCCCAAGAACATCGGGAACCTTTAACCAGTCGCTATTAATCCCACTTGGCGTGGTTAATGTAATAGTGCTTTCAGTTACAGATTCAACTGTATACGCTCCATCCAACACAACTCCATTTGCCGACTGGTTTAACGTAATACCCGCAGCAATCGTATGATCCTGTGTCACAAAATCCCAGTTAAAGTTTACGTTCTTGGGTTGGTCTAAAGTTATTGTGTATAGATAACCAGACCCACTTGCAGATCGAGAAACACTAATTACGTCGTATTGACCCGATAAATCTCGGAATGTGCTTTCTGTGGTAACTTCTTCGGTTTCAGGATCTGTCGTTGCAATGATGTATTCAAAGGTCGCACCTGTAAGTAACAATCCTTTGTAGTCATCATAATCCTTAATATCTTCATCACTTTGAACGGTGACTATTCCACCTGCTTTGATGGTAGCGAGACCAGATAAAATCGCATCAGCGATACCAAACTCCGCACCATTAATGGTAATCGCGTCACCTGGATTAAAGTAACTGCTGAAGTTGATTGCACTATTTTTACGGTTAATCACCCCACCAGTTGTAAAGTAGATCCCAGCACTGCTTTCCTCATCACTGATAACCGTATCGCTTGGCGGTTTAAGCGATTGCCCATTAATTGATTCAGATTTTTTAATCGATAAAGGTAAATTATTAAAAATATCACCAATTCGATAAAAAGCTGTGTCGCCAGTAATGGGTGTATTTGGATCATAAACACTTACACTTGATTCACTAATTGCACCCGTAGGCGTATCTCCGTCTCTGAAGTCATGAATTTGGTAGTATCCGCGCCCAATTGCCATCAAGCATTCTTCAACTTCAATACCATTTTCATAGTATGTATATGGAACCGCAATTAAATCTGGGTACGAACGAACTGTCCCATAAATATCTGGAATACGCCCTTTCAAACGCGCTCTATTTGCCCGGCCTTGCAGCTCATTATTTGATGACCCCTGTTGCTGACTTTGAGGTTTCGGCATTGTGAGGATCGAATAGACACTATACGCAGCCATAATTGCAACTACAGCGTAATAGATGATTTGTATCCACCCGCCATAAACAACCACATAAAGGGTGCCTTCGAGTTGTTGTAACTTTTCAATATCTGCCTCTGATCGTGGTGTGACATCCTGACTTTCAGCAACTACACCATGGTAAATCTTGGCAAACTCGGGAAAGACCTCAAACTGTTGCTTTAAATATGCACAAACATCACTAACTTGTTCTGTGGTCCATGTTGTTTGGTCATATGGGTCACGACAAATAATAACGGTCTTTTTCATTTGTAAAATCTCGTTTGCTGAAACCCATTTTGTGCAATTTCCAAATAAACGTAATGCACACCCTTTGGGGTCAAATGTAATAACTTACCCTCAAAAAAAATGCCGACATGGGAGTCAGCATTTTTTCGGTTCAATAGGACGATACATGGGCTTTCTGGCACATCAATTGGAATAAAAGAACCAATTCCATTAAGAAAATCTTGCAACCGCTGTGTTAGGTCCTCTCCTGTAATGTGCTGCCAAGCCTCACATGCAAATTCATTGCAGGTATAAGTTTTACTCCACGTGCGATCTAAAAATTGATCTAAGTTCATTAAATCCCCCGCAACAATGGGTAGTCATCTAGTGTGTAAATTCGACCCGTTTTTACACTATTCAGCTCTGGTGCTTGAGCCTCAAATGTTGCCAGCCCTGAGCCATCTTTGGATAAGCTTGCGATTTCAAGTTTTTGCATGGTCATCAGTGGCGATGTTAAGTCTTGGTCACTGAATAATTTAAAAATCACGTTTGGTCGCTCATTCGTTTCCATTGCCAATAGAATTTTTTTAAAAAAATTATCATCCATGTCGGCAAGCGTAATTGATAATGTCTGCTCCAGATCATTACTGACATTGTTTCGCTTGATTGACATGGGTTGAAACTTGTAGTGAAGCCCTTCAGCAATGACACCATTTGTATCATTTTTAACAAACCGTGTAGGCTCAGTGAATGTTGAATGCGTGATTTCTAAACACTCTAAAATGACAGCACCACCATAGTTGTTTAAAAAGAATGAAGTGTAATCACCCATCAAAACCTCCTATTGCATTTGGTAAATCCTCATTCACAAGTTCTTCAAGTGGTTGCATTAGATCAACAAAACTACCACCTTCATTGCCTACGCCAACCAAAAGATCATCCATGTCTTCACTGGTGGAAAGCGGTTTAACGATTAAAGTTGCAGAGACTGAATATGATTTTCCATTTTTAGCTGTGAGCGATGGGCTACCATCAAAAAATGCTTCATATGGCTCAACAACTCCATTATCGATACATAGATCAATTAGAAATGGTTGATTTGGATTTCTTGCCCAAACACGGTAAAAAGCCATGAGATACTGGTATCCCGTTGCATTCACAGCCCACGAAACATTTCCGCTATGGACAGTTCCTTTTAACGCTCTACGGAAACGTGGTGCTCCACCATCCAACACTTGAGCAATAACACCATTTCCAATGTTGGCGCTGTACCCAGCTTGAAGAACACAATGCTGCATTGTATTTAAGGTCATGATTTTTCCTTAGGCATTAAAAAACCACCCGAAGGTGGTTTATATTTGCATTGCTGGTTTAATTTACGCTCGGTTTAACACCTAATAGAACATCAACCAATTCATTTACTTTGGTTTCAGTGCTACGCCATTTATTTAGCGCCAAACCACCGTTTCCTTTTAATTTAAAAGAAGACTCTGAAACCTGCTGGCCATCATTAAGTAAATTAAATTGTGCATACGTCATATAGGGTGCAAAATCCCAAGAACGCAAGGCTGTGTAATGCAATACAGTATTACAATTTTTCAAATCGGCTTCATTATTAAACGTTCTTGAACTAATACCATGACGCGCAAAGCTTCGTTCAACAATACCGTCAAAGTCTTTAATAATGACTTTTGGATTGTGCGCAATACAAATGTACTTTAATGATTCTGCATTAAAAGATTTCGCATTATTTACTTGAATTGAAGTACAGCCACTCACAAAAGCAAAACACCCAAGGAAAATACCCACTAATATTTTTTTCATTTAACACCCCTTATTTAATCCAGAACAATTTAACAAAAAGTTTTCATGAAAAAAATCATTATCTTCTCCGACTCGCTGTAGTATTTTGGCCAACAGCTTTTGAAATTCGGCTATTCGGTCTAGCTATGGATTGCGACACAAATTGCTCAACTTCTTCAATCGTCACGTAAGTTTTCCCATCGCTACCTTTGGTTGCAGCAACTTTGTTTGAACCATTGTTATTAATGATGATGTCGCCATTTGAGGAATTGGATGAATTATTCAAGTAACTCTTCAAATCAGCATTCGTTCTACTATCGACTACCCGCTCACCTTTATCTAAAAGCCATGTCCCTTCATATGGCACGTTATCAATACCATCGTGCGCCATACCAGCAATGGTTTGAGCAGCGATCATTGCTACAGATGTATAACCCAAAGCACGTATTGCTGTAGCCATTGGAATACCTGCAACCATTCCACCCTCAGCCATGGCTTTTGTGGCTGCAACTTCAGTATTAATCAGTGCTTGAGCCATGGAGATACCCTGATTCACCAAGAACATCGCTTTATAGGCTGCACTAGATTCACCAGATGTTTCTTTGACCATGGCAGCCATATCATTAAATATGGTTCCAGTTCGAGTCAGTAAGTCCTGCCATATCCCCATTTGTGCATCATGTTGACTTTGTGCGAGTTCTTTAACTTGCTGGTCATATTGCAGATCTAAAGCATACAACCCATCACGGTATTCTTGATGTGCCTGCAAAAGTGCTTCATAACGTTCATCATCTGTCGTGTAAGTATCACTCGTCATAATGTCTCGTTCAACACCAACACGCTGGTTGTTTAATGAACCTTGTGCCTTTGAACGATCACTTTCCAGACTCCACTGAGAATATTCTTGCGGAGTCATCGTAGATTTCGCAAAAATATCATCAGCGCCACCAGAAAGACCTATGATTGAATCTTCTAAGGTTTGGCGCATTTCAAGTGCATGCCACTGAGTTTTTCTTAACTCAATCGCATGCTGTTCATCTAGTGCTTTCAGCTTTAACTCTTTCAGTTCGCTATTATATTTGCCCGATTCACTAATCATAATGCGCTGTGTTTCAAACGCATATTTAAGCTTTTCCTCTTCAGACCACTTAAAGGTATTTATTTCCTCAGTAATCTGACGAAGATACATTTCTTCAGCAAACTCATAACGGCTTTTGGCTTTAGCGATATATGAAGCCTCTTCAGCACCAAAGTTTGCTTTACCAATTTCCGTCACCTGACGTTTATAGTCTTCGGCAAACTTTGCGAAATCATCCAAATATTCATATGCAATGGAATCTCGCGCCTGTGCCTGCTGTTCTTTTAAGGCCTTAGTTGCAGCATTTGTTGCATCTGCAGCCTTATTTTGTTTTTTAATCCACTCGTCTGAACCTTTAATTACTCCAGCCTGCGACTTGTCTAATTTGGCCTGTGCTGCCACGGACTCATTTACTGTATCCGTGTACATTTTTTTAATCACAGCTAAAGAGTCATCCGCTATAGCACGATTATCTTGGGCAGCCATTCCTACACCACTATTAGGTGCCTTTGCTAAGATGCCTCCAGTAATTAACGCCTTACCAAGCTTTATTCCTGGTAATCTATCGGCAAAGGAGCCCTGCTCACCAGCCCCATCAACCATTTTTTTGGCGTCTACTGCGGTAAGTGCAAGCCCTGCAATTGCATTTGCTAGCATTTGAACAACCGCATAAACACCCATTCCTGTTGCAGCTACACCTTTAAATACATCCCCTAATGTTTCACCAGCATCCGACATTCTATTTGTCTGATTTGAACCATTTGTCATCGCATCACCAACAGAAACAAGTGCTGGCATTAAGCCTTGGATAAACTGATTTTTAGCCCCTTGTACCTGCATATCTAAAAGCTTTAACTGAACTTTAAATTCAGACGCTTTTTGGATCGCAGATTCATCCATGATTAAGCCATAACGCTCTGCAGCATCTGCCCAGAATTTAAACCCTTCCCCACCATTTTTAAGTAATGGAATCAGGTTAGTGGTATCTGAAGCCATGGATTCCAGATAGAAAGACATTTGCTGTTGGGAAACACCTGCCTCCTCAAGCTTGTCGACATAAAGCTGCAGTGCTTGTGGGCCTGATAAGTTCTGCATCTCAAGTGCAAGTTTTCGCGCCCCCTCAGCACTACCTTCCGTTTGAATAGCGATTTGTTCAAAGAAGTCGACGGCACCACCCGAACCGATGGTAATAAACTCTCCGAGCTTTTCATTAAAGTCTTTTAATTGGTCTGCCAATTTATCTGGGTTAATATCTACCGATTGAGCCGCTGCAGACATTGCCTGAAATTCTTGTGTTGTCGCATTAGAAATGGCTGCAAATGTTTTTAACTCCTGCGCTGCATCAGCATAATTTTTTGCCATTGCAAACACTGCTGCTCCAGCTGCTGTCGCACCAGATACTGCTACAGCCCCATATGCAAGTACATCCTTTTTCATACTGGCAAAGCTTGTTTTGACCTGCTTTTCACTTTCTTTAATTGGCCCTACAAAGTTGCCAATTTTGGTGACTAGATCTAGTGTTAACGTTCCAAGTTTGGCACTCATGTAAAACCTCAGGCAATAAAAAAGCACCCTTTAGGGTGCTTTGATTAAAACTAAATGATGAAAAACTAATCCCAATTAAGACCACTTACATCAAAGGTGAACTGCTTTTTACCTTCACGATAAAACTGAACCTCTACAACTAACTTCTTACTTTTTTTTAGTTCGTTAATAATATTATGTTTTGTCTTGTCATAGGCTACAAACAGCAAGTCAGAAGAATGGTCTGATGGTCTAGACATAGTAATTGATTGAACATTCCCATTATCAAACTTAAAGGCTACTTCACAATTTCGGAAATCGCATAGAATTTGCCCTTTTGAAATTGATAACATCACATCCGTATCCGTTCCAGTTTTACGTAATGCCATAATTAACTTAGATCCACCGTTATATGGGAAATCAAAATTTACCGTGTTGGCGCTAACTGTACTTGCAAATTTGGTTTCGATACCACGCATTTCGTCTTTTGAGTTTTTATATTCCCAATTTTGAATCGGCTCAGCTGCACCACTTTCATTGGATTGAGTAGACGCTGAAGCTGATGGATTTTTGTCTAAAGTTTTTTCTGTACACATTCCAATACCAGCCAAAACCAAAAGTACTAAACCAATCCAAGCTAGCACCGATGTCTTTTTCTTTTGCCTTGCACCACACATGGGACAACTTTCAGCTTTATCACTCACTGGCCCACCACATTCTTTACATGGATTAACTGCCATTTCTCCCCCAAAGAGTTTTATAAATTATGGGAAATACTAAGTTAATGCACAAAAAAAAGCCACTCATCACAAGTAGCTATATTTAATTGAAATGTTTATGAAAAGAAACCTACCTAGGCAGATTTCTTTTTAATCGCTTTCAAACGTTCTTCTTCAAAAGTTGTCACTGGAGCATCTTCATGTGGCATATAAGTCAAAGCAGAGACGGATTCAGGATCTTTCACTTTAAACATTGTGTAATGGGCCATTAAATTACCAAAGCCCTGCTCAATTCTTCGCCCTATGAAGAGTGATCCTCTTTTTTCTCTATACGCTCTCCAGATTGCAAACTCGCGCGGGCTGATCGTTTTTTTGGCTTTTTCAATGGTTCTTCCACCAATTCCGTTGAGGACGAGTTCACACCAGAACTCTTCTTCTTCCAGATCCACTCCTTTCCCGAAAAATCATTAACCTCATCGGCTACGCGATACATCACATCCACAATTTCAGATGAAACTTCACCTGTGCTTTGAACCATTGGGAAAAATGGCTCATCAACCGAAGTATAAATTGCTTTAAAAATAATGGCCTTAGTAATTTGATCAATCGTTGCCGTCTTCCGATCTTCCAAATCCCATGCATCAACAGCGGTTATTGTTTCATCATGCGACAAGCGCTTTACAAGAATTTCACCTTCAAATTCTGCCCCTTTCGAATCACGAAACTTAATTGTCTTTTCGGCAAAAGCACCTGTTCCAACAGCAGCCTTTGCCGCATTTAAGGTAAGTTTAGCCATTATGGATTCACCTTAAACTGATCAATCACTTCTGATTGGCGTTTCATTGGAATGGTGTGATTAACCATGGCATCTAGTGCAAACACTGGAGAACCTTTTCTTAAAATAGCTTCAAAGCTAGACCATGTACGTGTTTCTGGTAGCTCAATATCACTGCCTGTTAATGTTGGTTCTGCAATTCCATCAGACCAACCAACATACACTTCAACTTTTTCTTTATTCGCTGCAAGTTGCAGTAATGTCATATGCGATTGATTTTTAGGATCAGTATCGATTTGCACTGAACCTTCGCCAGGAGTAACAAGTCCATACTCAGAAGTCGCAGTACTTGTTTCTTCTAAGCATGTTGTATTAATTTCAGCTGCACTGTCGTCTCCTAATGCCAATGCTTTAATACAACCCATCTTTGTTAATGTGGGCACAGCACCGTGGACAATCCATACAGCGGTCCCATTAGATAAAACACCTTTTTTTGTTGCCATGAGTTACTTCTCCTCAAATTTTAAGCATAAAAAAACACCTCTAAAGGTGCTCAGTAAAAAATACACTGTGTATTAACGATCAAGCCACCAACTACCTGAGAACCCACGAGCAAAGAGCTTTGTATTTAACTCATAGTGTCCGATACGTTGTTCGATCAAGCTGTGTTCTTGAAGCACATTACATACAGCTGTTCGAATATCTAAAGCTGTCTTTTGGTTTGGGCTATAGACCATCACCTGATACAAAACATTATCTTGATTAGTGATGTTATCCAGTGAAGTATTTGGGGTGCCCGATAAGTCAGACCAAACCAAATACGGCGTAGGTGTCTTTTCAGGTGCCACATCTTCATAAATGTGTGCACCCAACATTCCGAATACTTGAGCATCAGCTTTCAAGATTCGGTAGATAGGTAATTGCTTCATTCGATCTTGCCCTTTTTAATTGCAGATTCAATCGACTTCATAAACGCCTTGTTAAATTCAGCTGTTACTGCCTCAATGTTTTGAGCTAATGCTGGTCTTAAAAATGGAACTGGTGGTGATGATGATGTACCAAACTCAATAAAGCGCCAGTAAAAAGTGTCGCCGCCCGGGTTCTTGCTGCTTCCGTCGGTGGTGTATTGTTTACCAGCGCGCCCTTTACGAATATTGTCCTTAGTGTTGGCATAGTTTTTTGCACCCCCAAGCACACCTACTCGCATGCGAACGGTGTTTATATCGCGGCTTTTACCATTACGAATCACTAAGTTTTCTTGAATGCTTTCTCGCGTATCAGGATCATCAATACGTGAAGCTCCAACCTTGGCAGCAAAGAGCACTAGTTGCATAGCTTTACGTGCAGCGGATCGAGCGCGGCGGTTAACAGCTTTGCCATCTGTCAAAGTTTGGAGTTTCTTAGAAAGTTCATCCATGCCCTCAATCTTAAATTCGACAGACATAAGCACTTCCTTATTTCTCTACACCATGACTGAGCATCAAAGTGCAATAGATTTTTCCATTCTCAGCATCGGGTAAAGGCTCACCAGTAATGCTATAAATTTTCCCATCGTATACAACACGCATGGTTGTATCGATATCGGATCGTTTACGGATCATACAACGCGCGACAATTTCAGAATTATTGGCCTGTGCAACTAATGTGTCTTTGACAGAAAGCCATGTGACCTTCGCCCAAAGAGTTGCATGTGTGGTCCATAATGGATCTAGGATGTTGCCATCGTCATCACGCGCTGAAGTTAACTTTTCAATACGGATTCGGTGGCAGAGTTCACTTGCTCGTTGTCCCATACATCACCTATATAGCCGTCGGTTTACGATATGGATAAAGTAATGACTGCACTGGCATAGGTAAGAAATTGCCATTCACAGGTGCATCACCTTCAGCATTACGGAATTGATCCCAATAACCAATCAACAGTAATGCTGCCTGTTTAATAGCAGCGGGATAATCAGCTTCAAAAGTGTCTGTGATGTAATTCTTAATGACAGACTCAGCTGCAGCAATGTATCCATTTAAAGAAGTGTCATTACTGTCATCGTCGTAGCGTAAGTGGTGTTTTACTTCCTCTAAATCAACGATACTCATGTTTCTCCCCATTTTTTCTGAGCCAGCTTGAAATTTTCATAGTCAAACTCACCTGAATGACCTTTTTCACAGTGCCACAAAGACCCTTTATGAGTAACAAAACAGCCTTTTTCATATCGATTTTCAGACTTAAATACGCCCTTATACAGCGATTTCTCACTGTTAGGTTTGGGTAAATCAGGTGGTTTCTGGTCAGCCTTATTTGTTGAACTTGTATTAAAAGGATCCTCCCGCTGATCACGCTTAGAAAGTGCTTCCAGTGAAAAGTTTTGCTGTTGCATATAAACCGTGTCACCACCAACAATCGGCAATAGTCCAACCTCCACACGCGCTTCATTAGGCGTAAGGATTGCAGCACCAACACCTTCTTTTAAACGTGCCATTTGCGATGTTGAGTCCATGCGGATAAGCACACTAATATCTAAAAATGCTTCCAAACCACTATCTTTAAGACCTAAACCATCATCGAGTAAGTTTTCCCGTGCCTCGATCGTACTTTGCAAACAATCAGAATAGTAAATTTCATTTAAATCCGAAATTTTCCCAGTCGGCGTAGGCCCTAAACCTACTTTGAATAAGGGCACATGGAAAACTGAACATATTACTTTAGCCGTCATCTCAAGCTGTTCAATTAATTGTGCATCTACAGCATTCATGGTGATGGCTTGGAAAGTTAAACCATCACCAAGGATGGCTGTTTTACCTACATTATTTCCTGAATAATTAGCATTCCAGCGGTCTTGAATTTCTTGAGCTTTATCTTTTGCAATTGAACCGGGAGCAGTTAAAACTCCAGCTGGCCGACTGAAGTTTTTAAAGAGATTTCTAGAGTTTTTCTGAATCTCAATACCCTGTCCCGCAGCCAATGAGCACGCCATAATTGGGGTTAGCCCCACAAGTGGGTGATAAAAACAGTTAATACGGTCATGGATGATTTCGGATGCTGGTATTACTACCGAATCAGTCTGTGTAAGTCGATCGTTACCCAATTGGTAAAAAACATTTCCGTTGTCATCAATCAACGGTTTACAAAGATCAGGATTGAGCACAACAAGCTCCGTCACTTCACCAAAAATATCTCTGCGTTTCAGCACATAAGTATTGCCACGTAACAACAATGAAGTTGTCCAGTGTTCACTAAATTGCTGCCAAATTTGAAACCGGTTAGGCTTTTTTAATACGCGAAATTTGCTTGGTATATCTGCATTGACCAAAACACCTTTTTCATGGCGCTTCAATTGAATCGGCATCTTACCAATATCTTGTGAAATTAATGAGACACATGAAAAAACAGCATGATGTGCAGTAACATCTTCACGGGTTAGTTCATCATTTTTTTGCCATGCACCCGAATAAGGCTCATGGACAAACATCGAGTGCCATCCACTGCCTGAATGAACACCTTGAAGCGATTTTTTCTTAAATAAATTGCCAAAAATGCCCATTATTTACCGCCTTATTTTGCTTTGCTTACACGTTTTCGTTTGGCTTTGACTGGCTCAACTTCTTGCACTGGTTGTTGAATATTTTCTAATGAACGATCGACTATCAGAGGTAATTCAACCAAACTTCCGAAATCATCAACAACTAGAGTTCCATTTAAGTTTTTCAAGAACTCAATTGAAGGTTCACCATCTAAAGGTTCTGCAAACTTCAACTTAATTAAGATTTTGGCTTGTAGATCTGGAACTTCAGCTACATCACCAGGCATACCTTGCGGTGCCTTTCTTAAATATTTAATTTTCATAGACTGTTCTCATAGCTAAACAACTTTGATGCTTAGATATAAAAACAGCCCCAATTAAGGAGCTGTTTTTCAAATTTTCAAAACTATTAGGTGTATTCAATCCAAGCTGCAGCAATTGGACGACGTTTTGCCCACGTAATGAATTTTTCTACACGTACAGCAAATTTGTTTTCTTGCCATAAGTAGTGAGTTACACCACCATCAACAAGCGTGGCTTGATCAGAATATGAAACATCCACACCCCCATCTTGAGCCAAGAGAATTTCAGAGGTTTTTACCAATACGATTTTGTCACCGATTGCCTGAGATGTAATAACAGGCAATCCATCCAATTCCTTTTGTGCGCCTTGCATGCCGCTGTAATACTTATTACCTAGAGCATCACGTAATTTAGACATCCGCGATGCACGTGTTTCAGACATCAGATAGAAAGCCCCATCCAATGACAAATTCGCCTCGATAAATGCATCTGTTAATTTTTCTAAATCAGCATCATATGCTTCAGCTGTTGTCCCCGTACTTGGAATTGCAGCAACGCCATTTAAAACACCTGCTGGCCGAATAGCTGTAGCATCACCTGCGTCCAAGAATGTGTTGTCAATTAACGTCTTAGAGGCTTCAATTAAATCATCACGAACTAATACATCTACTGCTGGGTCAGAGCGACGAATTAACTCTTGTGAGTAAACAGTAATAGCTGCCAGTTTATGCTCTTTGATTTCAACTTCACCATATGTCGGATTCGTTAAAGGTTTTTTCTGAGCTTCACCAACCCATTGTGCTTGGCCACCAGTTAATTGGCTTGGGATTTTGGAATTAAAGGGTACGCTTTTAAATCCTGTTAATTTATCAAACACTGTTTTTGCACGAAGTAATTCAACAAATTCGCCCACTAAGCGATTTTCTGCAACCAATGCAGATGCAAATCCAACATCGGTGGTAGTACCAAGTGTTGCTTTAGTAACAAGGTCTTGGACTTCGGCATTAAACCCCATTTGTTTAGCCATATCAGATGGCGATACAAAATTACCCTTTTTAGCTTCAAGAGCTGAAGCAAGTTTCGCTCGGGCATACTGAGCAAACCCAATACCTGGTGGCAAGTTAGAAGAAGTAGTAATAACTGATTTCTTTTTATCTGGTTCAGGATCGCCTTTAGCAGATGCTTCTGCTTCCTCTTCATTTTCACCAGCAACTGGTGTCCCCGTTTCAGCGGCATGTTTAGCAGCTGCGATTTGTTTTTTGACGCGTTCGATATTCTTTTCGATCGCGGCAATTTCTGCTTCAACAGTTTGAATAGCCGCTTCAGTTTCATCGTCTGGTGTAGAGCCACCATCTAATGACTTTGTAATATGCCCTTGTAGCTCTAAATTTTTTGCAGCTAAAGCATCAAGCAACTGTTTTAAATATTTGTTCATACCAATTTCACTCCACCCTTTGTTGGGCTATTTAATTTGACAACAACGTGTTTTTGTTCAGATGAAACGCC